ATACTTACGTGGCATTGCAAGAATAATATCTTGCATTACAACTGGTGTCCAGTCATCATTTGTAACCGTGACAAGTGCTTCGTGAGCATCTGATCCGCTTGTTACTTTCTTGTGGAAACCTTCCATAATTGAGAGGAAGTTGCCTGTTGAACCATCACCATTGATAGCGAGATCTTCGATATCATTAGCAAATGCGTTTGTCATAAGACGAACGAGATGGTCTTCAAGTGCACCTCCTTCAATATTGTCTTCTAGAGACTCAGTAGAAACTTCCCAATCAAGACGAATCTTCTTGGTTGTTAGTTCTACCTTTGTAAATGTTGCGCCAGCATTTGTGTATGTGTTGTCAGCCTGTGCTGCAGCACGAATTACACGCTCACCTACGTTGACCTTTTCGATCTCCATAGTGTTTGCTCGCATTGTAACTCTACGACCATCCTTGGCGAGAACTGTTGCATCCCACACGTAGTCGATGAAGCGGCGAGCCTGTTCTGGTAGTAGAATACCACCAGGTGTTCCAGTAGGATTAACTGCATTGGCACCAGTTGTTACACCAAAGTTTGCTGTAGCAATGTTACCAAGAGATGCTGCTGGAGAAAGGTTACCGTCAGGACCTGTTGCTGTTGCTCCTCCGATTCCACCAGATGCTAGTGCACCTTGTCCATCATGATTGTGAGCCTCAGTTGTTCCTGGGTAATTCTTTACGATTTCTTGTTCCGACATATTGTTCACCTCCATTAGTTTGTCTAGTTAAATAGGTCGGCATTTGTGAGGAAACGTCCGCCCCATAGGGATTTTTGAGTTCTCATTTCTGGGAACTCCTGCACGATCTCGCCTAGATCGCCAGACTTGCGGAAGGCGGTATCTGCTTCTACTGCATCAACACGCTTTCCAAACTCATTAAAAGTACCCTTTACTTCTTTTACCTCACTAGATACAGCCTTAACTTCTGCTGTAACTGATTCAAGGGACTTTGTGATAGCATCAACATTATCCTTCATGGATTTAACTGTTTCTGCTAGATTGCTCAAGGCATTATTTAGAGAGTCATTGATTTCAGCAACTGCTTTTGCAATTTCTGTCGTTGTATCAACAACTGCATCTACTGACTTTTCTGCATCTTCAGCAACTGGAGCATCTGCTTCTGTTGCTAATTCTGCTACTGGCTCTGCTGCAGGTGCGTCTGCAGGAATTTCTGCAGGAGCATCTACTGTAGCGTCTGTTATAGCCTCTGGAGCAACCTCAACATTTTCAACAACTGATGCATCTTCAACCGCTAGTGTTGTTTTAGCAACTTCTGTTTCTTCTGTCATAGGGTTTTCCTCCTTTTTCATCTTAATTGTCCTAATGCCTTTTGCACTATCAACTAAGAACTTTATCATTTCTACACTGTCATCGCCCTGCTCAACAAATCCTATATTAGACATTGTTTTATCGCATGTTGGGCAATCTTCTTTATCTTCTGGGGAAATACGAACAATATCATGTTCTTTGCACCAATAAACTGTATCAACTACAGCCTTTGCAAGATAACCACCAAGTTGTCCTTTTTCAATTGAAATTACATTTGCAAACTGATTTGCTGGATTATCAACTAATGATAATTCATGTAATTCATATTCTTTTATAACACGCACTGCTTTATCTAAAGTATTATCAAATTCATCATCAAATTTCTTAATATTGCCGCCGATGGAAAATCCAGTTAGCGTCCCATCAAGAACTTTTTCCCATGTATCTTGTGCGCCTTTGGATACATATGCAGAAACATAAACTCCACTATAGAACTTTTTTGTTTCTGGATCAAAATATCTATCCTCTTTAAAAGAAACTACTTTTCCAACTGCATTGGGCTGATGCATTTCACGAAGATTTCCACGGAATTTCTTAAATGCTGTTATACTTGCTTCTGTTGTAACAATATCGTTTTGCTTATCAAGATTGTCCAAAGTAGCAAAGCCAGATACAATACGGCGTTCTTGATCTACTTTGCCGATAGGCATTGAGAAGCGAACACTGTTTCCATCTGTGACCCAATGGGCCTTACTTATAGTCATATTGGTTCAATTATATCATTTGTTTATAATGATTTCTCATTTATTGAGATGCCCTACCTTCACCCTGTGGATTTCTTCCAGCAATAGTGGTTGTAGAATCAGAATTATTATTTGTTCTTTCTGCGTCTCTTTCACGATTCCCCGCTGTATTTGCCCTAGCATCTGCTGCCTGCCTAGAACTCATGACAAATGGAGTATCTCCATCAGATCGTTGTGGTAAATCAAGTAGTTCACGAGCCTCATTAGGTGTCATTACTTGAGTTTTTACATATCTTTCTATAATCTGAGATTGTGCAATTTCATCTGTAAGAGTAAGTTCATTAAAACGAAGTTCTAAAATATCAGTTTTTTCTTTAATAATCTTATTTACAATCTTCTCTAAATATCTTTGTGCTGGTCTAGAAACCTGTTCTTTAAAGGTACGGTCTTGCGCTAAAGCAGCAGCAATTGCAGCAGAGTCTGCACCACCAAGTTTAGAAATAGGCACCTGGTGCGCTATCAAAATATCATCACGATTTTGTTTACGATATTTTTCAAATGATCCTTCTTGAACACCATTTTCAATTGGTTCCATCTTAAATTCAACTTTATTGCTTTCACTATCTCCAGGAAGTGGTATGTATAGTGTTCTGTGTGATTGTGATTTTAAGCCAGTCTGTAAAAATCTAAACATCTTGTCTTCTGCATCAGCAGATAGTTTTGCACCCTTTACTGTAATAACATATCTTGGTACCGCCTTGTTTTCAAAATAGTCAATGTTATATTGAGAAGCAAGTTGGTCTCCAATTAAAGATGGCATAGCAGCAAGAATATCTGGAATACCATAAAATGTGTTTAATGGAGAGTATTGTTTTAAATGAATAATTTCATTTGGTCTTGGATCGTCTGTAACTGGATTTCCATTTTTGGCACCAAAGTTTCTAAAATATACAACTTTCTGTCCAATAATTTGTAGATATCCGTCACGTAAACGACGAACACGAATTGTAGTTGCTGGAATATGTCCAACATATCCAATTTCTCCATTTACTTTACGACCTATTTCAATAAAACCATTTCCAGTAGCCTGTAAATCAGTATAAACCTTTTCCATTGTTGTCGTAAAAGAGTCGTCATCATTAAGAGATTCTACCCAATCACGTAATAGAATTTTTGTTCTTTCAATTCTACTTCTAGCACGATCAACTTTTCCAGCATCTTCGGTCATTTCAAAATTTAATAGTGTACGATCTGTAATATCAAAACGGTATCCAAGACCAACAACATTTTCTACCTTAGCATCAATGGCAGCATGGTTTGCAAAGTTTGTATCATAAAAATTTGCTAATTCATACATGTTGTATGGTGGTGTAATTACATCAAATAGTCCATAGCCATTTCTGTATACCGTGCCAGGATTGATGGCCTTTGACTGTGCATCCTGACCTGAAGGAGTTGCGTTTGCTGAATCTAGATATTGTTGATTTTCTGATGCAACCGCAATTGCCTTATTTAAACTTCTTGCAGTTTTACGACGAAAGTTTGGATCAATTCCATTATATGTTTTTAGTTCATCCCAAGATTTATTAAATGGGTCATGCGCCTTGAAAGGGTTTTCTTCTTTAATTTGTGTATTAAGGCTTGCCTGAATATAATCAAAATCACTCATTTTCGTATGCGTCTCTTCCATGTGTTTTTAAAGTTTTTTGTGCATCATATATTGCACCTAAATCATTTACATTTGGTATAAGGCCCGACTTCATTCTATCTACCATTTCAGAATATTCTTCTTCTGATACTCTATTTAATCCAGGAACAAATACGCACTGCCCATCTCCATCATCACCGTAATAGATAGCAGCCTGTTTTAGTTCATTTATTTTAGAAATATCATTTTTAGTTGCTGGAATGTTTAGCACATTCCCCTGACCGTCAGTAAACCATTTTCCATTTGATTTTTTATATACGTAAAGACCCCAATTATAGTTCTTGTCTATAACTTTGCGCCTTACATTACCAATTTTAGGTAGTTTGCCCATACTCATATCTATAAGTATACCAGACTATACTGCAGAACCAGAAGAAATTGACCATTCCGTGTCAGAATATACCTGATAGGAGTCAATTGTGAACCCTAGCCCGTCATTATCATCAATAATAATTTTATTAGTACCCATATAAGTTTTATAAACATCTGAAGGATTAATACCATAAATATTAGATGCTGATATTACCAATACCCCTGCCCACTCATAATTTTCATTCCAGTAGTCCCAATCAAAATCTGTTATTCCGTCACTTTTTACCCTAAGCCACGATCTAACAACAGTGCTTTGTGTTTGCTGTAAACTATTTGCTTGATAAAAGGATAAATTATTAAAAACAACTGGGCCACTAATATTTATACTACCCAAGAATGAATCAAAGTTAAGTGGTGAAGGAAAAGCAATACTTAGAACACCCCATTCACTAGTTGTCATAACTGGCTCTCTTACAATATTTCCATTCCAATAATATAAAATATTATTAAACTCTTGACCACTTGTTAAACTTTTTGCGTATATTTTTGCACGATTTCCAATTTCGCTATTTGCTACCATGTAAAATTTTATTGTATCTTCTTTATATTTAATATCAAATAACTCTATTGGAGTTAATGTAAATTTTTCTTTATCATACCGCATCCATATTTGTAAAGCACTTACTTTATAATTATTTGCTATTGTAGAGTTAACTGGTAAAGATATTCCACGATTTACAAATGGATTATATGAGCCACGCATCTCTATACCAGAATCTTTTGTCAGATATAGATATGGTGTGCTTCCTTTATAAATAGTAAATGGATTTTTTGCTTTATAATCATAATAAATTCCAGACCTAGTGTATGGGAATAAATCCAAACCTAGTTTTGTACCAACTGGATTAAATGAATTATTATTAAATACCTGAGACGATAACTCTAGTCTTCTTAATGCAATTGGCTTTGTTAAAATTCCACGAATATTAAATTCTAAATGATAAACCAATGCAAGATCGTTAAAATCTATAAACCTAGATGGATATATCAATGTATTATTCATTACAGAAAATCTAGTAGTCAGCCAATTAGAATAATTTTCCATATCAACTATATTATCTGATTTTAATGGTTCAGTAATTGTAAAGTTATTTTTTGGTGCATTTGCTCCATCTTCTATATATTGAAACGTTATATAACTTTTTACTAAAGCATTTTCTGTGTTATACTCATAATACTTAATTGATTTTTGAGACATGTCTTCATAATTATTCCAGTTTGTGTATAAAGAATTATCTAACTCTGAATATGTTTGCTGAGTTGGACTACCATATTCATCCATTAGTTCATGATACGTCCAAGAAGATGTAATTTCATTTTCTTCTACACCATTTTCTGAAGGATAGCCTATATTAAACTGTAAAAAATCTAAATGATAATAATCATTTCCAATATCATTTTTAACAAATTTAGCAAAATAAGACAAAGGCAAATAATCTTCCCAATATCCTGAAACACCAATATCTAAAAAGTATGTATTGTATGCAACTAATGGCAAAAGAGTATAACTTGCTGTGTGCTCTATCAGTGCTACAGCATTTGCTTGATATTCAGATCCAGTTGCTATATATTCATCTAATATTGCAATACCGTTTTCATCAAACTGTGATGATATATCGTTTGCATTAATTGATGTACATAGACCTATAGTATAAATTTTTCCAGTAAACTTATGTGTTCCAGTTTCATCGCCAGCAACATATATTTTTAAATTGTTTCTATTTCCAAAAAATGTAGAAACATCTCCTGCAAAAGACAATACTAAATTATCTATATTAATTCCAACTGCAAGTTTTTCGTCTTTTACTATATTACTAATTGTATGTAGTTCTTGATTTACACCATTAAAATTTAAAAAATATTGAATATCATCTAAGTTTTTTAATATTGCAAAATAGTCACCCGTTGATTCATTATATATTTTAAATAATATTTCTTCAGTTAATAAAGTATTACATTCAAATACACCATATATTGCTGATATTGGTGAATTTAAAATATTAAAATTATTAAAATTTATATAAGAAGTTGTATTATCCCAACCTGAATTTGGATTTAAACTTAAATGTAGATAATCTCCAAATGTCATACTATAATTATCTTCATATAATTCTTGTAAAGTTTTGTTTGATAAAAATATGTTTGGTAAAGAATATTGTGGCGTAGATAAAGATGTTGTGGTTGTTGTCAAATTATCAAATGTACCCTGTTGCCATTGGGCAAAGTCTGGATATGAGTAATTTACTGCATATTTAGAAAATGGATAGTCAATAACCGCAGAAGATCCTCCATAAGAAGAATTTATTGAGTCTTG